CTCGTTTGTTCAAGCCATTATGTCTTTGAACGTTTTGCTGTTTTCCCAAAACGTGTCAAATACTACAGTCTCGGCAACACCAACACCACCATTGACGGTACCGCACCATCTGATCATCACGACAGTTACCCAATCACGACAACAGATTTATCATCCGACGATATAAGACAACATGCACCACTTACACCATCTGCACCACTAGCACCACCAGCGATACCACTTATCTCGTCACCACCTGTCATCGACATTAAACAAATTCTCAGACCAAGCGGTAAAGATGTCCATACCGCCGGTTCACCCAGTTTACCATCGATGAGTGATCCACCTTTTAAAACTGACATATTATGTGAGAAAATAATGCACAATCCTGCCGGCGACGGACTTTGTGGGTTGCATTGTCTTCAATATAAAAGAACCAGCAAAATCGTCGTACCAAAAAACTATACTAGCGGTGGTGTGACATCTGTCATGCCAACGAGTTGGTTCAACGATGAACATTTATTTTACATAGCCAAACATAACAAAATCAACATCCGTATACACATATTCGGTGTGATCACCCACACAAACATTTTCGGTGACGGCCCATATCTTAATATTAATTTGGATAATCAACATTGGACCATCGTCGAGTGCCACTGCAAACCTGGTCGCGCTTACGTCGGTGATTATCAGCATACACCTGAAGATGTCAAATATATATACGTCAATTGTGCTAATAACATGTTACAAGACGGTGCTGGTCAAGCCCTAGCTTTCGTCAATAAATTCCCGAATTATAGTGCAAAGATAAGTAAACCAATTCAAAATTTTCATACTATAATTCACAAAGGTCTTACTTGTGCATTAGTCGTCGCTTACAATAACCGTGGTAAAGCCGATTTACATGCAACTAATGCCAGGTTAAACGAAATACTCGGCAAACTCAAAGCATTATCTGATTCCACCAACAAAACGGTGCTTTTACCACTTATCGGCACCGCATTGTACGGCGGCAATGTTTGCTGCTTTAAAACCACGTTAGCCAGATATAAATTTAAGCATATTCTCACCTTTTTAACTGCCGAACAAGAAAGAAAGTATCATGATGTCAAATGTTGCAAACATGGTGGTTACATACCACTTACCCACGCTAACGAGACCAACATCGTACATAATGAAGATCTTACTGATTACTCAAAATTGCTGGAGAGAACTTACGATAAAAATAGAATGCGTTATAAGCTTGCCGATGTCCTTCATGCATGCAGTTACCGTGATAAATCCACCATATACGACCTCAGCTGTGCACCAGGCACTTGGTTAGAATTTTATAATGAGCTCCGTAAAGCTGACGATAATCTACCACGCTATGAAGCTTTCTCATACAATGGTATGGGTTGCTTAAAAATGTATGATCATCTTAAAACACTTGTAATTTCATCATATAACAACATAGACAATCTTATAGGGAACACCACTTTTAATCTTAACTCATTATTTATCTTCGACTATATGCCCAGCATCGGTGTTTTACGTTCGCTAATTCTTTTATCTGTTCAATACAAGAGCACCGTATTGTTTAAATTAGATCATTATGATGATACTGATTTCACCAATAAACTTAATTTAATCAACACATCACCAGTCAATCTCAAGACAATAGTTAGCGAATTTTCTAACATCAAATCCAGTGAAGTATATTACATTATCAGCCCGGGAGAGACTGACGTAGATGAACAAGATTTCAACACATGCGATGTAATCGGCGCAAAACAATTCTTCATGCGTGAATCATTGCTTGAACCGTTGGAACCAGTTAAATGTGATCGTGTTTTCGAAAATAAACCTATCGATCGATCATTACTTGAACCTGCTTTACCAACATCCCACAAAGTCAAATTTGTCCTAGATAAATGCGAATATAAATTAGAAAATTTACCTGAAGAAAATGAATCCGATATTAACAATTTAAGCGAAGATGTTGAAACAATGACCATTGATGCACATCAAGAAGCCGAAGATAAAGGAAACAAACAAGAATTATCTGCGTCCATGGAAGACTTCATGCGTGAATATGAAGAGAACTTGATAGAGAAGAGGCAAAGAAAAAGAGTATTTTACGCAAACCTTTCAAACGCGCCAAAATTGAAGAGTATTTGTCGTATGATTTTGACGTTCATGCACCAGAATCATCTTCTCAACCCAAAGAACCCGAACATGATATCGATCTACCTAAGGGTGAAAGAATTGATGATTCACCAAAAATTGACCCTATTTCATCACCATCGATGGATACATCACCTCCATCTGAACCAATTGACGTTCTTGAAAAACCATTCGATAACAAAATAACACCACCACCAATCGAAAAAATTAAAGCAAGAAATCAAACATGTAAATGTAAACACAATTGGACACACCGTATTAATTGCGATGCCACTTTTCAATTCAAACCTAGACCAGACGATTTGATCAACGAAATCGTTTCTTCTTTTAAAAAGATGGTAGAACTCAGCGAAGAAGACGCACTCAAATTAATTAAAACTATCAGTAGCTGTTCTAATCAAATCGTTTTACCATGCTGCAATGGTATCGCCGGTGGCCGAAAATCTCGCACTTTCTTGGAAAATATGTGTCCTAAATGTTCCGTCATCATTGCACCGTTTAATAATGTTATAGCCGATATCAAAGATCAAACTGCTTTAACACATCAAGTGTTTGTTAAATCACTTTTATCCGGTCGTTCTTTCGATTATATAATACTTGACGAAGTGTTTGCTATACAACCCATTTACATCAGCATTATATCCAATCTTGCCATTCAAAATAACCCAAAGGTTAAAATATTCGGTTTAGGTGATAGCGAACAGATAACAGACCGCGATTACCAAGCACATGGTTCTCTGTTTTCAGTAAAATACAAACCCGGGATGAGTTATGAAACAGTTACACACAGATCACCGATTTGTGTCGTTAAATTGCTCCAGAACTACATACCAGGTTGCACAACAACATCGACAGAGCAAGGTTCAATCACCTCCGAAGGCGTCGATACCTTAAAATTATTGGTACAAGAAAAGAATTCAGTATTACTGTGTGCTACACAAAAAATGAAAAATTTTTTACAAATTGAACATAAATGTAAAGTCCAAACTATCAATGCGATGCAAGGTAACACCAGACACACCGTACACATCTATACACCAGACATTAGCAGCATAACTCAAGATCAGGTCAAGTACGTTTACACCGCTATGAGCCGTGCAACCCACCGCATAATCTTACATGGACCTGAATCTGACAATAAAAAATTTTTAACGATATTATCTAGTCCAATGGATAGAGCATTACAAAAATTTGGTATCAACGTACATTCTACATCGTACGTCGAAACCAAAGTGGACAAGAAACCAATCCACCAGGTGCTCACTACACCACAATGCATAATTGTGCAACAAAGCGATGTCGAATCAATATTCGATCGTGTAATGTTACCAACTAACGACAACAGCAGCAATGTCATTGCATATAAAACAGATGTCATACCTCAAGTGATCAGCAAAGAAAGATTTAAATTGTCACCCAGTATGATGAACAGCAATGACATCAACCTCAAAGGAAGGAAATTCGCAACAAAAAATTATCTTTTACATTACCATCCTAAAGATCACACCAGATTAGTTTCAACTGTCGTCGGTAGATATGCTGATGAGAAAAGACATGTCGATTCTCAGATGATTGAACTTTACACCAAAGGCCTTGACAAGTTTATGCGCAAAGACTGGAAGAAATTCATTACACATAAGAGAGATGGAGAATCAGAAATGATGCATCTATCCGCTTATTTGACTGAATTACAGAAAAAATACCCCAAAGATGCTGATTTTGCATTGCTTAATTCCATCATACTCGGTGAAAATGTTTTACAAACAAAAAATTTTTCTACATCCTTAGATTCAATTAATCGCAAACATAAGAACCTTAAAACATCTATTAGATACATCTTCGACGCCATGCTAGACGGCAAACCTAACAAGATCGATGATCTCGAAAAAGAATGGTATTCCTCATACCACGAATTAGTTCAGTTTCATCTTAAAAGACAACCTAAATTCGTACTTGAACATGGTTATGATACTCTGTACAAAGACGGGCAGGGTATTTCAGCATGGTCAAAACTCATGAATTGCATTTTCTCATCAACCACCAGACATTTTTCCCAATGGTTTAAACAATTAACTTTACCCGACATTCAAATCAGTTACGGAAAATCCGATGCCGAATTATCCACTTTTTTCAATAAATACGCTGATCAACTTAACGACAAAAATTTTGTCAAATTCATGTTAGACTTTAAACAGTTCGATCGTAGTCAAGAAGAACAAGGTATAATATCATCTGGTATTATGCTCAACGCTTGCGGTTATCGTAAAGAGACGGTCGATTACTATGTAAGCAGAAGATCCGAATGGACGTTAGCATCTAGATCTATGGGCGAAGGTCATGAACCACTATCTTTACTACTTAAAGGCACATGGCAACAACATTCGGGACAACCGTTCACATTAGATGGTAACACTGTTTACAACATGGCAGCCGTTGGTATGTGCTATAAAATTAAAGGCATCGTTTGCGCTGCATTCAAAGGTGATGATTCTTTCATTCTATGTGAAAGCATAGACGAAAAACTCAAAGGTACATTAACACATGCCCAATTATGCGGATTTCAGCTTAAACCACACAAAGTAGCCATCGGCGAATATATCGCAAACATTATAACACCCGACGGGAAATTCTTTCCCGATGTGCTCAGAAGAACTAGCCGTGTTTTGAGCAAGGTCTATACTTGCGAATCTGATTGGCTCGAACAAAGAACATCTATAATTGATTGCCTCGACGTCATATTCGATGATGAACAATTATATCATGGATGCCAAATCGCATCAAAATTTTATGCCCAATTTGCCATCTACATAACGGCCCAAGAAGTTTTAACTTTGGTTAATTTCTTGTTCCAATTATCTAAATATGATGATATAGACAGTATACCTATTAAAACTTGGACCATCAAATCAATAAATTAATTTAATTTTTAATTCGCCATGCAGAATTTATGTTTGGCATTTCCTGGTTTAGGAACCTTATCACTTAATTTGATTATTATTAGAAGATTATATACCACTCAAACGCGAAAACGGCAAATCCGGTAAGCTCTTGAGCACACTGAACACTGAAGAAACTTTGGACGGATTCTATCAGACGCGGTGTGTTCTAAATCTCTCTTGTTTCGCTGTTGAATGGTAACTTTTCTTTTATTTAAATAATTAAAGAAATACATACTAATACACTCATACCCGTAATTATATTACGAAAATTTTTTCAAAACATACAACATGTCTACTGTCGGCAAATCCTACTTCGAAGAATCTGCACTTAAAGCCAATACCGAAAATGGTAGAGATTGGCTCAGAAAAGCACTCCATCCACCTGGTGCCAAAGGTACATCCTACAACGGTTACCCAGATAAGTCTGTCATACCTGCAATTCACCAAGAGTACAGACTCGATTGGGAAAACTTTTTACCTTCCCTCGATGATCCTAAAACTATGTTACTTCTACATTGTCCAAGCTTCATTAACCTTTTATTTCACGCCGAATTCTCCCAATCTTACCCTCTGGGCAATGATAACAATTGGCAACTTGCCCAAATTAATGATCAGATTTCTCAACAATCCGTCACCGGCGAGATGGGCAAAATCCAATCTGCCTATATGTCGGAAACCCTTCAATATGATGCCACCGGTTTTAACAATTCTGGTATGATCTATTCCGCCCAGTTCTCACCATCTGTTTACACTCTTAACCTCGTCACCGTAATCCGCAGATTGCATAAACAAGGCTCTCTCGACAAGTACATGCCCGAATTAGAAAAATCTTTTGGAGCGGACATGAAAGTTGCGTACAAAGCCATAACACAAAAAGTCAAACAAACCGCAA